CATCGCTGGTTAAAACGTATTCATTTTTTCCTGACTTTTCCATATCATCCATTTTATCGTCAAAAAATTGACTTAATTTTTGATTGAAGGGTCCTGAGTCCAAACTTCTTAATTCCAATTTTTCTTCAGGTGTTTTAGGTCTCATTTTTTCAATTTTAGTTTCTAAACTATTAACAGTATTAACTAAATTATCCATCTCACCTAATTTACTTTCAAGATTCTTTAATTGATCAAAAAGATTGTTAAAATATTCTTCTTGTTTATCCGCAAATGTTTTTTGTGTATCAACTAAATCCGTAACGTCTAACTCTTCAGTTTCATTTCCAACTTCTTCAACATCAGGATCATTTTCAATATCTACAGGTTGAGGTGTTGGTTCAGCAGGCGCTGGAGGAGGTGGTGGTATCGCCGCACCAGCATCAGGTGCCGGAGCCGCTTCTGCCGGAGGTGGTGGTAATTCACCTTGTTCCATAATATAATTATTAATACTATTATGTCTTTTGATTTCCTCTAAAATTTTCTTATCTATTGCCATCTTAACCGTTTAATAATTGTTTAATTCCAGATTTAGTTTCAACTTGGATTTTTTTATGTGTGTTCATTGTATTATCAACACGTTCAATTAAACCATCTTTCATTCTTATTGTGTAACAATCACCGGTATCTAAATCACATACCTCTTTAAATCCGTTACCCGCATCTTTTTCTGACATTCTGGTATTTTTACCAAGATAGTTGTCTAAAATTAATTTTGTGCTCATAGTTTTTTTTATTATAAATATCTAACAAATAGAAAAAAACATTATTTTACTTTATTGTTTTAACAATATCAAATGCTTTTCTAAATTTATTTTCAATTGTTTTTTTATCTTGTTCCGTCATTTTATCATAAACATTATCAGGTTGATTTACCGGCCAACGTAGTATGAATGTTTTAGACAAGGCTTTTATTTGTTCATCATCATTTCCTAGTGGTTGATTTTTTATATATGATAACTTTTCCTTAAATTTCGTTATTGCAAATCTCACAAAATCTCTATCACTATTAAAAATAGCAAGAGGTATATTTTGAGTGGTACCTTGATTAACACAATAATAACCATTACTCATTAAAGCGGAAGCCCCACCATAAGATACGTCTAATCTTATAGACCCATAGTTATAACCATAAGATTCAAATTTATCGGACTTGTATGAATCAATATACATAACCGAGAATAAAAACGCCAACATTAATGGTTGTGTATCCGTGGTAATGTTTAAATTAGTCATCTCTGTTTTTATTATATCAATCGCTTTAGTTAACGTTAATGTTGTTTTTACCGGTGTTTCATTAGTATAACTAACATACGAACTATTTAATTTATCCGAACAATTTTGATTAGTTGTTAAAGTTCCATTACCATTATTAGCATTATTAACTATATCACTTTGTTCTTGTAAAATATTACCTTCAGATTCAATTAACGCAGCCTCTTCTTTTTGGATTTGATCTTTAATTGTTTCTAAAATTTTGGTACTTAAAGATTGTAAAAATTTATCAATAGCCGGAATACTATAGAATGGTTGTCTCTGACCTTCAAATTCGGTATCAAATCCATTCTCACTAATTCTATGTGATACTTTCATTATCATATACGGTCCACTAAACATTGGGACATTTCTCAAATTAAAATACATCATAGGTTGTATCATAGCATTACCCAACATATCAATATTACATTTATAACTTCTATTTCTATAAAGATTATATAATGAAACACTTTGTGTTGACTCACTTCTATTACGATTCAAATTCGCCATTTGATTTAATACCTCTAAAGATTCCGTTGTTGGCGATCCAGGATCTTGGGAAATGTCAAACTGTTTAAATATTTGTTGGTTTTGAGGACCTATATCAACATTAAACCCAACAACTTTATTTGACTTATCCCAATCTGTTTTTCCATTTAAATTATCAAGTAACGGGTTGTCACTCGCTCTCCTTAAATCAAATGCATCGTCCCTAAAACGATAGTCAACATTATCGTTTAACGCTAAGTGTTCACTAGGTTTGTTAGCATATAAACATAAAAACTTTGAGGTCGTATCTCTATAATCCAAACTTAGAAATGTACCAAATAATGAATTTGCAAATTCCAAAGTACCCTCAGGATTTGGGGTTGGGTTTTTACTAACATCTTGTACATTATAAAAATTAGCATAAGCAGGCATAGTAAAATAAGTAAAATTGTTTTCGGTTAATATGGTCGTTACCATATCAAGCATACTATTACTATATTTTCCATATTCTATTAAATCTTTTACTTTAAAAATATCAGCATAAATTCTTTGACCAACATCCCTACTTGCCCTATCAAACAATAAAATATCCTCAAATAATGTTTTTGTTTTATAATCATTACCCGAAATAAATTTATCGTTAATCGATTTGAATGTATCCCAAAGTTCATATCTACTTTGTTCCCCTTGTAAATCAGATTTTACACTTGTTCTATCAGGAGTTACAATAACATTAGGTAATTTATTTCTTAATCTTGTTAATTCCAAATCAAGTACTGTATCAATGTAATCTTCATTTTTATTCAAATAATCATTCATTAAAGAATAAAACTGACTTCTGGTTATATTAGGATTTTTTAATTTTTGAGTAGCATATATCTTTATAATTGGAGCAAATTCAATGACATTTTTCTCATTGAATTGAACATCCAAATCAATAAAAAAATCAGTAATATATGAACCAGTGTTCTTATACTGTAATTGAGGTATTTCAGAAAAACCAACATAAGTTTCTAAAGTTTTCCATGTTTGCGGATTACTTGCTTTTGATTGGGCTAATGTTACCGGACTTAATATTCCCTTAGGTAATGTATTTGGCGATGATTGTTTATAACCTTGGTATGTGTATGGATCCTGAATATATTTATTTGAAAATGTGTAGAACAATTTTTTATTAAAGTTAGATGGGTTACCGTATTTCATAACAACCTCGTAATTCATAAATCCAGAAAGATATGTTTTAAACGATTCAATCTGAGCATTTTGTATTTCACTAACAATTGTATCGTCCACAGTTGATGTAGGTTTAGTTACCTTCATCATCATTCTCATTAACATTTGGAAATTTTTATAAGATTTTTCACTTTCAGTTTCATCTTCAGTAATAGATGTGATGATTGTATCATAATCATAAACAGATCTACTAAAATTTAAAAACTCAATTTCTAAAATATCTAACGCATCTTTATCAAAAGTCGTAAACATTTCATCTAATTTAGAATAATCATCAACATTAGAATTTATTGAGAAATTCTCTTGTGTGGTTCTACTATTAAAAATTTGTTTCAAATAACTATCAGGTTCAGGAGACACAACTTTACTATTATCATAGTACCCATAATTAGGCGCTTTCCAAAATAACCTAACCGAACCATTATACATTGCCGAATTACCAAGAAGTTCAGTTTTAATAGTTCCACTTGCATTAAAACATTCATCCTTAGTTTGATTTTCTAATCCCCCAAATGAAGGTAAAGGATACACAAACGCCCCATCAGTTGTTTTAACATAACAAGACCAAGGCGTTAAATTTAAAGATCTACCATTAGCAACAGGATCAAAACCATTTGGTAAATTGATCAAAGATTTGGTTGTTTTAACTATAGTAAGTTTAGTGTTTAACGCCAACTGTATTTCCGCACTAGTATAACCAATTGAATTTGGGTTCGTAACCAAAAAGTTAATTGTTGGTCCTAAAAGGTTTAATGTTATTGTTGATCCATTTGGTAATTGGTTAGGCGTTATATTATACCTACCAACCCCACCTGTTGTTCCACTTACTTGAGAAACTATTGTTGTATTATATTGTAATCCTGATCCAGATATTATCATACCATTGATAATCTCATTTGAATTTACAGATAATACTTGTAATTGATTATCATTTACAACCGCACAAGTACCAATTATTTGAACATTTGTTTCAAATAGTTGTCTTCCTTGATAAAAAACATTAAAATCGTCTAATGTTTTAGGATAAAACCCATTATTAATAATTGTTTTGGTAAATGTGTTTATACCAACAGTCGTACTTACATTATCTTCTAATACAATGTCTTGAGGAGTACCATTTAGTGTTACGTTATAAACTTTTGTTGTTGCACTATTAACAGGGTCATAATTGTATGAGTAGTTAAAATCTTGCCATACGTCAGTTAATATATCATTTCCGGTATCAACCCAAGTTTTATATCTATGCCAAAGAGACCCATATTTTACAACCCAAGCGTAAGGTAATTTGTGGATTGCTCCGAATTTTTTAATTGTTGACATAATATAACTCAACTCGTTTGTTGTATTATTTGTATCATCAACTAATTTATACCTTTCTTTTAATGTTGCCAACGGTAAACTATTCAAGAACAAATATGCCGCCAATTTATATGGAGAAAGATCACCACTATTATATCTAAAATTATAAACCCCTTTTTGAATTGCGTTTATAAAATAGGGGGTGTTTAACATAGATGTTGTCTGTTCTGATATTAAATTGTTGTTATAATTTTTATAAAACACATTCCCCTCAGTAATGAACTGATTTTTTATTTGTCTATTTTGATAAAATAATTTAAAGTCCGTAATAACAACTGTTTGGTTAAAAACACTATCAACGTAGTTTAAATTAGTTATTGGTTTTATAACTTGGGTGTCATTAAAATTAACAATTGATTTATTGTTAAGGTTATATTTTAACACATCGGAAGTTTTATAAACTGACTCTGTATTTTGTAATATAGTACCATTAGCTAAATAATTTTTATCCCAAGTTAAGTTGGTTAATGGATATAAATCACACATATCATATTTTTCAGGGACATTGTCAACACCAATGTATTTTTCAATTAAATCACTATTTTCTAAACCAACGTTTGGTTGAGATATTTCATTACCTAATATTTTACCATCTAAAAGTTCAAACGGATTAATTGTCTCATTTTTAATGTAGGTGGTATTAAATTCACCCCTAATGAAATTTTGCCAAGATTGTCCCTCACCTTGATTGGAGATGTGTCTTAAGAATCCTAAGTACACTTGAGAATTAATATTATACTCTTTTAATTTTTTTGTTAAGAATGGATTATCATCACTCAATGCCTGTATAATATCCGTAACCTCAGCCTCAGCAGAATAAAAACTCATATTATAAATTTTAGATGAATCTCTACTCATTAAACTATAAAAAGAATTCAACATTAACCTTTCATATATCTCATAGAAAAATTTAACTTCTTCGGTGTTTTGAAATACTTGATTACTAATAGGAAATTCAATTGCGTTGAAACTAAACCTATTTGGTCGTGTTAAACCATTATTACTATATTCAGGATCAGGAATTGGTAACTCTCTCTCAGTATATCCTTTAATAAATTCCTCAACGAATTCAACCTCAGGCCATATTTCAGGGACAAATGCCCTTAACTTACTTGCTAACACAGGATCACCAGGGTATTTTAGTTCATATTTTTCACCACCATCATTCCTTGTATTCTCAACAATTAATTGTGGCCAAGGATATATTGGGGTATTTTCTACACCATCACCTTTTATATCAACACTTGGTACCGTTGAGTTACTTCCGAATACAGCGTCTTTTCTATATGGATCTTCTCTTAAATTCCAAGCCTTTGTATGAACATCATCCATTAAACGTAAAAACGCTTCACCCTGAGCAAAGAATACCGCAAGAATATTTCTCATTGTAGGTGCAAACCCAATACCTGATGAGGTATCACTCATCTGATCAGCTAATTGGGCCGTTAATCCTTCCTCAATTGTTTGTCTTACCGTTTGATATTTTTGTTGCATTGATTTGGTAAAATCTAAAAAATATCCTTTTCCATCAAATTGAAAGTTTCTATTCTTTTGAAATTCCGCATTTAAATTTTTTGTTAACACTTCAACCTCAGACGGGTTTCCAGGTAATTCTTTATTTGTTCTAATATAATATGTTTTACTTATATTAATATCGGTAAATTTCGCCTTACTAATACAACTTTCTAAATCAATTTTATTAGGAATATAATTAGGTTTATTAAGTCCAAGAGTTTTATTGTTTTCCAAAGCAAGATTAAATTTTTTAATCAAACCATTAAGTTCATTCAATGGTGCCACTTGTTTTGCAGGATCATCCCTATATTCTTTTTTCCATTGATAAACATAATCACCACTATCTTTAAGGATATAAACATTTGTTTGATCTAAATATGTTTTAACCCAAGAATCAGGAGTGTAAAAAAACACATAACCCTCATATTCGGTTAATTGTGTTGTATAATCGTTTAGATCGTTTAATACATTTAGATTAGTTTTTTTGAAACTATCAATAATATTTTTAATAAATCTATCTAACCTATATTTTAATTGTTGTATTGTTATTTCAGGAAAATTATCATCAATTAAACCTTTTGATTTATATTCAGAATATAATTCCTTCATTTTTTGATAACCTTCACTTGCAAAAGTTTTAACAACTGATGTTGAATTGTTTGTACTATTATTTGGTTGAGTTTGTTTTGTTGAGACGATTGATTTATACATTAATGGGGTTCCCATCATTGCCCCAAAACTAACGTGAGACATAATTGTATATTTATATGTCTTCATTTCTAATCTAACTCTAAAATTACCAGTACTTGGGTCAAAAGATGACCCAAACTTTTCCAACATTAACGGTAATCGAACCGCCTTACCTAAATAACCCTTTATCGTCAAATAGAATAAAGGATATGGGAATTGGAAAAACGCAGCATATGGGGAATTATTACCCCCCTCAAATAAAGATCTACCTTTTACATCCTCAAGGGTAATGTCAATCGTAGGTACGAAATCTAAACCGCAAGTGTAGTTTATTTGTGTAATTCCTAATAAACCATTATCAACAGCTCCAGGAACTCCGTTAGACACTAAACTTTGACTGAAATAAAAATCATCGGGTTTATCAGGGCTAGCACTAACCGATTGTCTTGGTTGATTCACACCCTCACCTTTTAATGTATTTTTACCCGTTAATTCATCTGACCATCCATTATCTAAAAATTTTTTAAAACCAGGATTTAAAAAATTAATTTTACCAACCGAAATAGTTCTAACCGAATCACTTAAAGGAACACCTAATGCCAACTTTGTTCTTGGTAGAACTGAGCATTCTAAATTTGCGTAGAACACAAGATTTTCGTGATCTATAAGACGCTCTTTTGGTCTACCTTCTTCATCAATAACTTTGTTTGGGTCAATAACTGATATGTTTTGGTAGTCAAATTCAACTAATATATTTTCTCCGTTATTTACCATAATAGAATGTATAATTTTCCAATTCGTTTTTATAATCTTGTAATGAAGTTAGTAATGGATATGGAATAGTCAATACCGCTCCGTCAGGTATGTTAAACTCAAAACCTGTATATTGGGGGTTTGCCTGTAATATTAACCAACCAAAAAATGGTGAGTTATAATGTTGTTGCGAAACTTTATCCAATCTTGAAATACCAACTTTATAAATGTATCTTTTGTCTGATGATTTTGATGGTAAATTAATATACGGAACAACGGTTTGTTCTCCGTTGACCAAGAATGGACTATATCTATTATAATATTGTAATTGCATATTAATTAAATTTTACTTTACCATTGTATTTATCATCTTTATTCAAGTTTTCTTTAGAATATAAATTTTTAATTCTATCAACCCCATCGTTATAATTTAGTACATCCTTACTTGTAGTATAACCTACTTTAGATTCAAAGGGTAGTATTTGAAAACTTTGGAATTTTTGGAATTCAGGGCTTGATTCATAATTTGTAAATTCCTTATCCTCATTAGCTCTTTGTTCTTTACATTTTTTTCTATAAACATCAAACTTATCTCTTAATTCTTTTTTCAAAGAATCAGATGATTTAATTTTATCTAATGAAGTTAAAATACCAATGAAAGTATCGTATTTATTATTATCTAACATTATATCCGACATTACCATGTAGAACCTTTGATCTGCAGGTGTTGTACCTAATGGTTTTGACCAATTATCCGGTAGATTCCATAGATTTACAGGAGAAGGACTATATTTTAATTTATAATCCATAATGTAATATGATGATAAAACATCTAAAAATTCTGTTATTGTTTTACCAACTTGATTTGTATAAACATCTAATATTTTATCAGTTACGGTAGTTACATTGTCACCAGTAAAAGAATAAACTTTAGGTTCACCTGTTTCTAAAAGTATACCATCAAATTTTGATATAACAACATCTGTTTTTCTAAACGTATAGTTAAAATTTTCTTGATAAGTAGTCGCCTCATTTAATGGCCCAATAACCGCGTTATTTATTTCAGCATTTCTCGTACCCAAAATTTCCTCCAATTTATTTCTTATTTGTCTTTGTTGAGCGTTACTAAAATTAGAATTAGGTTCAACAATTTCTTTAAGAACAGGAGATAAATCATTTTTACAATCTTTTACCGCTTCATCAACAAGGTCCTTAACTAACTTTTCAACATCATCAGGTTTTCCATAAATTTTTAATGGGGCACCATTTATAAATTCACTAATGTTTCCATCAAAATATTTTCTATTAAAATTAACAAGTTGTAAAATTCCGTAATTACTAACATCTTTTATACTTTTTAACTTATTGTATATCGTTGAAAAGAATTCTTTTGTTCCTGTTGATAACTCACTAACAAGATTATCGTAATTAATCTCACCCGTTTCAACAGTTCCATCATCATTTGCCGTTGTACTCACAATCGTACCAACAGTTTGTCCACCTCTATTTGTTACTTCGTTAGGTATATCACCAACCGTCAATGGAGCAGATGCCGATGGGATAAGTTTACCAACAACTTTTTCATCTCTCTCTGACGTATCCTCAGTAGCAATCGCTCTTTCATCATATATTTCAGTATTTGCATAATAATTAAATGATAAAGCATTTTGTAATTGTTCTACAGGTCCAGCTAAACCACTACCACCAATAAAATCAAACCCTAAACTAACTTTGGCAATCATAGGTTGGACACCTATACCTTCAGGATTAATGTCAAACACTAACGGATCATAAGTAATACTAATATTATTAGGTATAATTTTAGTATGGTAGAAGTCACCAATTCTTAAAACTAATACAGGCGGAGCGCCAAACGATGTGTTCAACGCATCATTATGTTTTGGTCGTCCATCAGGTCCAATAACAGGTATTGTTTGACCCGGTCTCATACATTGATTTAAGAATGTTAATCTAGCATTTAAACCTTCAGGTGTTGTTGAGTGGAATGCCGGACTAAAATATTTAATCTTTTCCTTAATACTATCATACACCATAGGGTTACTTTCCTTTATAACTTCAAAATAATCACACTCACTAAACAAGTATCTTAATATTTTTTTAGAAATACCTTCTTTTACCTTTTTAATTGGGTCGGGTTTTCTCACAGGTTTTATACCTGGAGGTGATGGTGGTGATGGAGGTGATGGAGGTCCCGGTGGGGGTGGAGGTGGGGGTCCAGGTGGAGGTCCAGGTGGAGGTGGTGGCGGTGGAGGTGATGGTGGTGGTGATGGTATGTTTACTTCCAATCTAGCAATACGAACTCTTCTACAAGCCATTGCCGGTATTGAATACCACTGAGCAGTATCGTTTTCAGGTCCGTTAGGTGTTATACTAATATCTTCACTACAAGTAACTGATTCATATACACCATCTTTTGTTTTTGGTATTGTAATTTCTTCCCCATTTGAATTTTCAATAAAGGTGATTTTACCTTCACTTTCTAATGCAGATATGGTTTTATCTCCAATTGTTTTGGCTCTAAACCACTGTAATACAGAATTTATTCTTCTTTTGGATAAACTTCTGTTGTAATTAATTTTTGCCGGTGCCGAAGCAGATCCTTGTAACTCTATCTTAACGGTCCCATTTTTTTCTACAATAATTTCTTTTAACTTATTTAAAAAATCAATTTGTATTGTTTGATAATTCCCAATGATGATGTCATTAAAGAATTTTTGCACAACACTTTTATTCTCATACTTTTTACTACCAGTGTAAACATATTCAGGAGGTCTAGTAATATAGTCGGTCCCTTTAACTGAAAGGTATTGATTATACCAATAATCATATGGTTGACTTGCGGTAACCGTAGTATTAGGAACAGTATAACCTTCAGGGAAATCATTATCAAAATAAAATGAATAATCTATAAACTGTTGAATAGATTCAATATCCGCTTTTTGCGTTGCGTCTGTGTTAACTTTAGTATTTGATTTATTACCATTACCATCACCTAACACATCACTTTTCTGCGTACCACCTTCAGGACCTTCACCAATATTAGCGGAGATATCTTTAGATATATTAGAATAAATAGACCCCAACTCTTCCTCAGTTAATCTTGGTTCATTTAATAACTGTTGGTATGTGTATAACTCACTAGTTGGGATAGTATTAAACTTAGCCGCTAAATCATATATATCATATTTAACACAACCAGCAAAGAATGAATCAATTATTGAATCAACTTCTTTTGATGGTCTATTTGCCAATTGTTTCTCAATAATAGTATTCATAGCCGAAGGTGTATCAACAACTATTTTCCAACTTAAACTACCACTTCTTGTTGTGTTAGCATAAGTATAAATCGGTTCAGGTCTACCCAAGAATTTAGTTGGGTTCCAAGACGCTCTAACATCCTCATTAAATGAAATATCATATGGTGGGAACCACATAATTCTACCACCATTTGGTCCTTTCTCACAGGTTGGTAAATCATCATACGTATATCCCGGTTGATCTGAAGTTCTCCACGCTAAGTTCTCCAATGAGAACATATATTTCTTAACCTTACTATCAATAATATTTGTTGACCCCGGATTTCTTAATGGGGCAATATTTAAGTTGTATGTATTATCAAGAACTGAATTATTAAATTTACGACCTGATGTTGTTATACCATCAGTTTTTTGTAAGTCAGCATATGTTAAGTATGGGGTATCCTTTTGGAACACACGACAATATTCTCTACCAACTTCTATCCCATCAATTCCGATAATCTCCTCACCCGTTGAACTATCATAATAAGCAATTACTTGAGAACCTTTTGTCATTTCTTTATACCCATCGTTGAATACTTTAGAAACTTGGTTCATCGCATTACCCGCGTGTTTTAATCTAGCAGCACCCGTTACGTTATCCGCAGCGTTAATAATTCTTTGGGTTTCATCTAAAATTGACCCTCCTCTAAATTCAATATCTGTAGATAAATTTTGATTATATGAATTTTGTATTTCATTAAACTCACCATCAATGATTTTAGGATCACCACCAGGCCCAACTTTCCACCCCGCATTATCTTTATATTTCGGAGATGTCCATACAAATTTACCCGTTATACCACCCTGATTAGAATAAGCTTCAGCTTGTAAACCAAAATTAATCTTACCTTCGTTTCCTTCATAAAGTTTTCCCAATTCAGAAGGACCATAAACTAATGTTCCTTGTTGTACTCCAAGATAATTAACCGCAACTTGATTAGCCGGTTGAGTTATAAGTGATGGTTCAGATTCTTCACTACCAACATAGTATCCACCTCCACCGTTAGGTCCAACACCAAATAAATTAGATATCGCACTTGTAAATTGTTGTAGTGGTGGTTTATCGTAGTTTGGTCTGTATAAGTTATATTCTAAACTTTTAAATAAAACAGATTGTTGTCCATTACCCGTGTTTGCCAAAAATATCTCTGAAGGACTTCTGAACTTATTTAAAACAGAACCTAACGCACCACCTGTTAAGTTATTTGCAACATTTAATGCATTTTCTGTTTGTGGTGAAAATACCGGATCCGGATCATCAAAATAATCACCAGGTATAAATGAAACGGGGAAATATGTCCCTGTTAATCTATTCGCAAAGCTTACAGCAGCTAATAATGGATTTTCAGGTACAGTAATCTTCCAATTCTTAGTGAAGAATGGTTGTTGACCCGTCGCTAACATAGACGCACTAAACGGGTCTTGTAAACTACTTAAATTAAGACTCCCTAACGTTAATTGGATTAACTCTTGGGCAATTCTATCTTCAAAATAACCTTTTAATTGTACCGCCCCTATTTTTGCAAGGTAAGAATCTTGTGATAAATTTCCTAAATCACCACTTGGGTTATCAGAAAATAAAATAGAAAATGGACTATATGTTGATGGGATGTAATTAGTCGGTACTCCATTGTAGTACGGTAAATAATAGTAAGAGGATAACTGAAGATCGGTTATTATAACTAAATCTTTATACCCACCTTCAGGACCATATACATTTGTTACGTAAGCAGCATCAATATAAAATTCGTTAATTAGATCTAATTGAGTATCGTTTGGTTCATATGGACCCTCATTAGGTGGGATAGGAACTAAATTTCCTACACTATACTTACCTTGGAATCCTCCGTCAGGTCCCCATTGATTTAATGGGTATAAATTATTTGATAATTGGTTTGTTGATATTAAATTGTCAGGAGAGTCAATTACATTACTATCATTTAACGGACTAATCTCATATATCGCATTTCCTGGTGGGGGAGTAAATACTCCTTGTACTTCATAGGGTGCTAAATTTCTAGCAATTAATGAGTCCCTAAAAGACGACGATGATGCAAATGATAATACACTTTCTGGCATTTTTTTACTTTATCTATAAATACCTTTACTCCTTTTTTTATTTATCATTTTTTGAAAATTGGTTTTTGTCCACTTGATGTTCTGATCTGATCAATTCTCATAAGTAGATTTTCCATATTTTTTCTTGAGTCAGGACCATTAAAATAGTCCGATACTGCTTTATTAATATCTTGTTCCGCCTGTGCACTTATTTTTTCATCCGTACTTACCTTAAAATCAACGCTGAATTTATTGTCAGTGGTAATAGTCATCGATTCAGATGGAATATTTAAATTAGGATTATTTAATGATTGTATTAAAGTTTGATTAGGATTTGGGGTGTCCACACCACCACTACCAAACAAACTACTAATTTGAGATTTTAATAAATCAAAATATTCACCCGCCTTTGTTGTAAATGTACCCATTAGATCACTAAGTCCAGCATTTTTCATGAAATCACTTACATAACCAGCAGTATTATCTGTTCCTGTTCTCCAATTTTGTGTTTTCTTACCTTCACTTGGTAATTCTTTATTTATCATATTTTGGAACATTCTTAATCCTCCAATATAACCTTCTTGAGCAACGTTAGAACTTGCGATTCCATATTTTGCTGCACCAACAAAAGCATTTATACCTGATGATATCCTTTTTAATTCTGTTAATTGATCTTTCGCAATCTCATCCATTGACTTAGCATCATTTTTTTGTTGTTCGGTTAATCTTTTAACATCATCAGTATTTAACTCACTTACTAATTTTTCAATATATTCTCCGGTTCCTTTTTCTTTTCCATCTTTACCTTTAACCGTTTCTTCTATTCTAACAACCGCTTGACCTGATTTATTAATTTGTGCCATGGTTGCAACAAGTTCTCTATCCTCTTTGGTTGCAATATCTGTTGGGAATTTAATTTGTTTTAATTTCATTTCAAACATTCCCGCATTTACTGCCATTTTTTGTAGTTCACCGGAATTTAATCCCATTGCCTTACCAATTTCTTCAATACGTCTTTTAGCACCGGGAAGTATTTCTATTTGATTGTTTTCTTTATTAAATCTTGTGAACTCTTTTGTCATGTTCACAATTTGGTTTTGAAGTTCTGTTGGATCATTTTGAGCTAAATCCATTAATCTTAATGGATCTAATAATTGACTTGAGGTTACCCCTAATCTTTGTAATGATGCCGCAAATTCAATTGCACCTTCAGGATTAAATACGTTATCAACAACAGTAAATATTTTACTCATATCAATCCCTAATCTTGAAGCTTGAGCCGCCATTTTTGCTAATCCTTTTACCCCTCCTTCAAAATTATAAAGATTCATTTTATCTAAATTACCAACAACTCCTTCAGAAACCGCAGCAACTGTCGTACCGGCTTGTTGAGCAATTTTAACAACATCCATCATTTGATCACCCACACTAGCAATACTAAAACCAACATCTCTAAATTTAACAGCTAAATCGGATTGTTTTACACCCGTTACTTCAGCAGTTGCAGCAAAATCAGCAAGAACATCACTACTAAGCATTAGGTTAGTATTCATACTTTCACCTAACGTTTTTATTGTTTCAGCAACATCACCAACATCAAGACCCATGTCAACAAATTTAGGGATGGCATCGGCAACCGTTTGGGTTAATTCACCCGCTCTTTCTTTACTAATACCAAATGTCTTAACTAATTTAGTTGCCTCGGCATCTAAGTTTCCTAAAGCGGTTAATATACCCTCTGGTCCAAGTTGTTTATTTACTTGCGATAATATAGATCCAATTCCTTTAAAAGGATCTGTAAATAACGTACCTAAATTTGATATTGTAGTATCTAAATTTAATAACTCATCACTTAATTTAGTTGATGTACTTTGATCAACGTTAGTCGTTCCAACTATATTACTTACCGGTGATGGAGGAGGTGCAAACATATTAACTTTAGTATTTTATAATAAATACCATTTATTTATCTTTTTTATGTTCTTCAATGATCTTATCTACAAGATATCTTCTCACGTATGTCGGCATTTTTAAATAATCGGAATATGATGTCCTTAATATTTTTGCTAATAAATAAAATTCGTCTAATAAAAATTTGGAGTAATCAGAAGAAAGGCCGAAAAAATTCCACCCCAAAAGCAATGTTAACCATTACTCTTTCTCCTGACGGGGCTATTACTTCTTTTACAAGATCTAGTTTAGGTTCGTTTTGTAACATGAAATTTTTAATATGTTTTGAATCCATAATTGGCATATTCTCAATAAATTTACTAATGTCTCCTCTATCTGAATTACCATCAATATCAACAATCATTTTAGATAATCTTAATGTCGCAATTGGAGCCGGTCTACCAACAGGATATTCACTAACAATTTTTTCAATTTCAATTGCATCTCTCATTATAAGAAATTTTAATCTTACTTTTGAACCGCTTCTTGGTAATGTTGTGGTTAAATAACCATCTGTATCAGGTTCAACTGATGTTTTATTAATATTTAACTCATCAAGTAAAATAGTTGCATTAAATTCTTTGTTTGTTTGTGGGTCCGTTACACTTACAACATATTCAGGACCAAACGATGTATTTCTTAAAAAGATCAATAAAGCCTCAATATCACCATCTAAAAGTTCTTCAGGTCTAAGGTCTGTTTCATATAACTTATTTCTTAACAAAGGTAAAACAATTGATTCCTTAATTGTTTTGTTTGGATTCATATTTAAAAGTGTGTTTTCATCCGCGGCAGTTAAATAACCAATTTTAACACTTTTCTTTTTAGAGGCATAAAATTTACCTCCAGATGGTAATGTCACCACATCATGTGGTAAGCTAAAATCCATTTGACCGTATTGTTTTGAATCGTTTTCCATAATCGTATTTTTATTTTAAATATAAAATCATTTACTTTTTAGTAAATAAAAAAACCTATACGGATTTCTCCATATAGGTTTATTATAATATTAGTGTTAAATTCTTAGTAAACTAAGATACATCTATCCATTCGAAGAGTTGCTGTAATATCAGCAAGAGCATCTTGTGAATAAGATAATGAACCAAAGTTCACATCCGTCATAAATGTTCCTTCTAAAATCCATTTCTCAACAACTACACCCGTTGGGTCTAACATTTCTATGTCAACATTCTTTTTATAACCTGCGGCATATCCCATACGACCTGTAACAGATTCAGCACATAAACGAACCCATTCCATCAATGCTTGAGCTGCTGAAGGACCAATAGGGTCTCTAAATTTAACTGTAATTGGATCCCAGTTAAATCGTCCAGCAACATACGTAGATGTATTTAAGAATTGTATTTCCGTTCCGTTAATTTTAATTGATGGTCTTGAAGCACTTTCCACGAACCATTCGTTAATTCCTAGTGGACTAGGAAATCTAAGTATGAATCTATTCTGGCGTTTCGGTTCATACGGAACTGGCATTTTCATCAGTAAATCAGCCATATTTTTTTTGTTTTAGTTTTAGTTTATTTTTATTATAAATATACACCAAACAAAAAATTTCTATTTACTTTTACTTTTTTTTCAATAAATTACATCTAGAACTAGACATTACTGGATTTTTAATATTAATACTTTCTTTTTATTCCTCCTGCCGTTAAATAAGTATGTAATATATCTTCGTCTTTATCTTTGAAATGTTTCTTCATAGTATCTACATTTCTTACATCGTCATCTGAAAAACCAATGTATGGTGTAAAATAATTACTTATCTTGTTTTTCATAAATGCCTTCTTTTGCAAATGATGAGATATTTGTTTTACATATCTAATAAAATCTTCCATTGCTTTTATCTTACCCTGTTCAGGATTAGTTTCGGCACTTACACCAAAAGACACCGGATGAAAACGACATAAATCTAAATAACTTCGTATAAGTTGGTCTTTATTAAGTTTATTTTCATCAGCCAAATCTCTATATCTCATAAGGTTTTTAACCAATTTATTTGAATCAATTCCATTTTTATTGGATTTAATTAATTTGTAAACTGCTTGTTTAAGAGCCGATGGAGTATGCCCTCTTGCCGTAATGATTGAAAAGATTGATCCATTATTAATTGCTTCCACAAAATCATCCCATGCCGGTCCAATTGGGGCAACCATACTATCAGTTAAAAACTTTCTATCACCTAATACCCCGAAATCCTTGAAGGCATTTGGATGAAATCCAACAATTGTATGACCATCATAATTAAATGGAGTCTTACCGACTTCAGTTCTGTGTTCAGAAAAATCCTCAGTTGACATACCTACCGTATTACCTTCATCATCTAAAAGATAAATTTTTGTTGGCATATACATTAGGTTATCATCCCAATCAAAGGAGTAATATTTCATCACCGGAGTTGAATTGTCTTGGACAATTTCACTAATAATTTCTCTAACAAGTTGTTTATGTTCCATAATTTTCTTACATTTATAAATACAAAGGTAATAAAAAAAGGGAGAACTTGTCTCCCTTTTCGTATTTTTTTTTCATTTTTAAGATTAAATGTCCTCAAATGATGCTCCTGTAGGTGTGATATAGAAGGTAATATCTATAAATTCTAAGGATCTTGTTGGTTTAATGTAAATCTTACCTGTCATTTGATTTCTATCTAAATCAGCAGTATCTGAAGAAACTGTTACTCGGAAATCATATAAACCTCTATCTCTTCTGATAGCATCTAATATTGGATTTACTGAGTTTAAGAAATCTTGTCTTACTTGTTCGTCATTTTGATCAAACAACAATCTCACAGAAACTGCTGAAATCAATTTACGAGCTTGTAATAACAATCTTCTTACGTTAATTCTATCAAGTGCTGATTCTCTTACTTGAAGAGTTTTGTTACCCCAAATTACAGTACCGACATCTGAGAAGGTTGCAATTGGGTTAAGTCTTCCTTGGTAAAGAGTATCTCTATCTTCTTGAGTTAACTTCTTACGTGCTTTAATTGAGTTCACGATACCTCTTGTATAACCTGCAGCTGCGAACCAAGGGAACGCAATGTTATCAGTTAATGCCAAGTTTCTTGTTACCTCAGCCGTTGCCGGAATGTAGATTTGAGTATTATTAACCGTATCACGAGTTAATACCCAAGGGTAGTAAGTAGCCGTATAGTTAGAGTCAATTCCTGTAGTTTCCAAATTATCAACCGCTTCTTGTGGGTAAATCAACCCATCACCACCTGTTGTGGTTGGTAAGAATAGATTGTAGTCAGGAGTAGTTGTAATATAAAGTGAATCCGCTCTATCGTTCTCAATCATATCAATTGTTGCCTCCACTAAATCACTGTTATTAACGTAATCAATACCAGGTGATACAAATACGTTGATGTTAACTGCTTCAGGATTAGCAAATGTTTGAATACCTAACAAGTATGCATAGTAATCAGTATTTGCGAAATCTTGAGTTCCATCACCAACTGCGATTTGTTTGAATGCTCCCCAACCAACTGCGTTTGGATATCTGTTATCAGGACAAGCACCATTTAAGTAACCTGATCTACCTAACACATATCTATCGCCGTTAGTTCTATATTCTCTATAGATATCCCAACCATCAAAACCACCTTGTACTAATAAAGTGAATTTTCTTGAGTAAATTCTATAGTAAGGGTTTGTTGGATTGTTTGGTTCAGATGAGAAGTTAGCATCACCCACATCAAATCTTGGTGTTCCTGAAGTCGTAAACGCGTCTGAAATTGTAATGCCCGATGCGTCTTTATCCATGTGGAATCCTTTAGATCTGTAGTTCCATTCACCACCTTCAAGATCACAAGTTGAAATAGGGTTTTGTTTACCAATATATTCAAAATAGTTACCATCCCAACTATTATTGTTAGAAATACCTAAATATGTTCTTCTAACATTATCTCCGGGACTTTGTATTGGTGCTGCGAATGGTGGGTTGAATATAACTTCACCAGGGAAGTCATATTTTGTTTTATAAACAGGGAATGGCGATGTTGCCGAACCATATGTTCTAAAGTTAAATCCTTCAAATCCACAAGGTAATGCATCTACAGGAGCATCTTCATTCATTTCTACCATTACATACGTAGAATTAAGTTGGAATTCTCCATCCAATGAACCGATTTTTTTAGCAATGAAATTATTTTGACTTGGATCCATACTACAGTTTGTGAATTTTTCCACAACAACTGGGTTTGTATCTGTATCATAATAATCACGAACAAACACATCAAAAGTACCATTTGCGAATGAAATGTTCCCAATAGAAATTTTAATTTCATAGTTAGCGGCATCTCCATCAGCAATTGTGTAGAACTTAAATAAGTTATAAACTTTAGTACCTCTAAGTTCAGAAACAATCCATGGTGAACTTGGTGTTTGATATCTGTCTAAATACCATGCGATTGAATCACTAGCATTACTTTGAGCAGAATCTAAATCAACTAATGTAGGTCTTAAACCTCTAATGAAACCTTTTCTCCATCCATAATTTAATAATGCTTGGAATCTTTCTTCAACAAATAAAGGAACTACATTTCTTGGTTTACCAAAATTAGTTCCACCAAATACTTTAGTAAGGTATTGTGCGTCTGATGTTGAGAATGATGCTTCAAAATTAAAGTTAACACCATCTTTATTTGTAACATTTACACCAAATGGTAAATATGGGTTTTGTAAAACACCTGAGTATTGACCTGTCATGTTTAATGAAACGTCATTTAAATTAGGAACTTCATATACTGGGTTATTACCATCAGCATAAGTTGAGATCCCTCTTGATCTGAATGTTGCAACAACCATATTATCATAATTGGTATATGATGTACCAGTATAGTAGTAGATTACACCCATTACTGATCCTGAATAACACTCAACAGGTACAGGAATTGTTGTAGTTGTTGTAGTTGTTGGAACAGGAGTAACACAAGGGTTAGTTGTTGTTGACGTTGTTGTAGGTGCCGTAGTGGTCGTTGTTATTGGTGTAATGTTTGTAACACCTGTAACGATTGACCAAAATCCAATACCTGTATAGTTACCACTACCATCCTCATTAAATAAAGAATAATACCAAGATGTATTAGCTCCATCACATAATGTGTTTTGGTCAAACGGTATTGCAGGAACACCATATACATTTGTTGTTGCGGTATATGTACCGTTCACAGTTAATGCACTATAGTCATTACCATCAACACTACCAAAATAACTAATATTAGTATCTTCAGCGGTTAAAGGGTTTGAACTTGTAATAACCCCAAAGATTAAATCTCTAATGTTACTGTCCAATGTTGATGTTCCACCTTGAGGTGTCTCATAACTTACATTAAGTAAATCTTGAATTTCTGTTGGGAAATTACTTAAATAATCTATACTTGTTGTTGAATTAGTACATCCTGTAAAATCAACCACGAATGGTAATTCTAATGGTGTAACACATACAGGAACAC